ATATTATAAATTAGATAGAAACGGATTACCAAAACAAATTAAATAATGTATAATTCAAGTCAATCATCTTTCCCAGCTCAATTTGTATTAGAGTCTGAAAAAACTGAAGAGTGGGCTAATCAATGGGTAAATGCTGTTGTAGCATATATGTCATATACTGAATCGCCATATAAAAATTCAAGATTGAATGACATTCAAAATTATAATATTTATAATGGTAATCTAGACTTAGAGGATTTCAAATATATTACTGAGCAGTATGGAATGTCCTATCCTGCAAGAATGGTTAACTATCCTATAATATCTCCAAAAATAGATTTATTGGTTGGTGAAGATTTAAGAAGACCACTAGACGTTAAGGTTTCTACAACAAACAAAGAAGCTGTTTTAAGAAAAGAAGATGTAAAAGTCAATCTTATAATGAAACAGCTTACTGAAGAAATACATCAGCAATTTGCAGAAACTACTGGTATTGAAATACCACCTGTTACTGAAATGGAGATTCCTGAAGATATTGATTTATACATGAGATACAACTATCGTGAAATGGTAGAAGAAACAGCGCAAGATGGATTAGAGTATCTTATACAGAAGCACAACTATAGAGATTTATTTAAAGAAGGATTTAGAGATTTACTTGTAACTGGAAAAGAGTTTTTTAAAATATACGACCACAATGGAGATCCGTATGTAAGAAGAGTAGATCCTAGAAATATAGTTTATGAAATAAATGCTCAATCAGATTATTTAGATGATTCATCTTGGGTTGGTGAAGAAAGATATTTATCATATAGCGAGATACTTGATGAATTTAGAGATGAGCTAACCAGAGAAGATTTAGAAGAGTTATCAGCTATGTATCAAATAGGTGGCTATGATGACTTGCAAAGATATAATGATCCTTTTGATTGGATAGATTATCAAGAAGGTCAAGAAGTAAAGATACGTGTTGTATCTGTTGAATGGAAATCTATCAAAGCTCTTAGATTTAAAATGTCAGAAAATAAATTTAATCCAGAGCGACCATTTATGAAGCAAGTAGCTGATGATTACAGACCTCGTAAAAACGAAAAATTAGTAACTCGTTATGTAGATGACATTTGGGAAGCTACTAAAATAGGTGGTAAAATACTTGTTAGAGCAAGACGTAGACCAAATCAGGTTCGATCTGTCGATGATGCTGGTACAACACCATTGTCATACGTAGGCTGTGTAAGGAATAACTCTACTGGTAGATGTATATCTATGGTTGATTTATTGAAAAATATACAAATGTTATATAATATTGTTATGTATCAAATAGAACTTGCTATGGCTCGTTCTGGTGGTAAGGCAGTAGTATATGATGTATCTCAACTTCCAACAAATCTTGGAATGGATATGCAAACTGTATTGTATCACTTAAAAACAGATGGTATAATTCCAATTAATTCAAAAGAAGAAGGTAATCAGTTAGCATCATTTAATCAGTTCCAACAAATAGATTTTACTCTATCTAATTCAGTCCAACAGTTGATTAACCTTAAAATGATGTTAGAGCAAACCGCTGGACAAATTTCTGGTGTATCACCTCAGCGTGAAGGTGCTGTAGGTCAATATGAGTATGTAGGTAATGTGCAGCGTAGCGTTATACAGTCAGCAACAATAACTGAAAGTTTATTCTACTCTCATCAAATGGTTAAGAAAAGAGTATTTGAGAGAGTATGTAATTTAATGAAGATTTGTTGGGCAAATGGTAAGAAAGCATCTTATATACTTGGAGATGGTGCATTTAAGTTTTTATCTATTATGCCTGATATTTCTATGCAAGACTATGGTATCTTTATAGGAGACTCTGGTAAAGATGATGCTATGCGTCAACAACTTCAAGGTATTGCTCAAGCAGCTCTACAAGGAGGTCAAGCAACATTACTTGATATTATCAAAGTATTAAAAGCTGATACCTTTACAGAGGCAGAACATATTCTTGAACGAGCTATGGAAGAAATTAAAAAGCAACAACAAAATCAAGCAGAGCAACAACAAGCTATGCTACAAGCCCAAGCGCAAGCTGATCAAGCTGCTTTTGAAAGACAAGTTCAACTTGAAGAAATCAAAAATAAGGCAAAAGTTGAAGTAGCTAAAATTCAATCTGAGACAGATTTAGCTATAGCTGATATGAAGGATGATTTAGCAAGAGAAACTTCAGATGTTTCACATACTGTAAAAAACAAACAAATATTTTTACAGAAAAAAGCTGAAAATGATGCGAAGGTAAATTTGTCAAAAGAACAAGATGAAGCTCAAAATCAAACTGTAAGCCCACAGCGAAAAGAAAGAATACAGCAAACTATTAGAAATTCTTAGTATATTTGCAAAATTAGGGAACAAAAAATTTAAAAATATGTCAGAAGAACAAACAAATTTAGTAGAAGAAACTTCGCAAGAAGTAACACAAGAGTCACAGTCCGAAGAAAGTACAGGTGAAAAGAAATTTGATCCGTTAGCTTTTGCTACCGATCAGATGATGGAACAATTTCAAGGCAAGTATAATGAAGAAGCAGCAGACAAAGCAGATACAAGTCAACAGCAGGATTCTGTTGAAGATCAATCGTCTGATGAATCTGATGCGTTTTCATGGGATAGCATTGAAGTTGAACAACCACAGCAACAAGATCAGCCAGTTGAAGAAGACTGGGATGCCAATTTTGAAACAGAGTCTAATACTGAAAATGAAGGCGAAGAAAAAGCTGGAGAATTAGACTGGTCACGATTTGCAAAAGAATTAGGTGTTAAAGGAACCAGCAAAGAAGATATTGTTGCTGCTCTAAACTCACCTTTTATAGAGCAACCTAAAAATGAAGTAATTGATAAATTAAATTCATACTTAGGATTAAGTGATAGAGAGTTGATTGGTGCTGAAATGAAAACAGATGGAATGGAAGATTTTGAAATAGAAGAAGCTATTGACAAAATGGAAGATTCTGGTGTTTTAAAAAGAGAAGCTTATCGTATTAGAAGACAGCTTAATGGTGCTATTGAACAAGAAAAACAAAAGTTTCTAAAACAAAAGCAACAAGAAGAGCTTACTAATAAAGAAAAAGTAGATAGAAATAAAAAAGAATTACAAAGTCATTTAAAATCACTCGAAACATTTATGGGTGGTAAGGTGACTAAAGATCAAGCGAAAGAAGCTTATAGCTACATTACGTCTGGTAAAATGGCTGAGGACATTTGGAAATCTCACGACAATGCTTCGGAGGTTGCAATGTTTATGCTGTTTAAAGACAAGTTTGCTAAGATTCTTCGCTCCCAAGGTTTAGAAGATGGTAAGGCTAAAATATTAAACGAAATTACCTCTCCTAGCCTTAGTAGCAAGTCAAGACCACAGACCAAAACAAGGTCAACTGGATTTGATCCTGCTGCATTTATGAGAGAGTAGCTTACTGAAACAATAGGGCGATGCCCACAAGTTACGTGAAATACTCTGGATAATAATAATAGTGTTTAACAAATTTAATTTTTAAAAAAATGGCTAAAGTTTATACTGGAACTTATGGTTCTGGAACAACTCCCGAGAATGCCTTGAACACAGCACTATTGCAATACCCAGAGATTGCAAGAACGTTGATTCAACAGTATCCTCGTTATTCAGCGACTTATCTTTTAGAAAGAACAGGTCGTTTTGCAAGTGAAAAAGTCCTTGGCGACAACTCATTCGAGTGGAAAGTCATGGGGCGTTATAATGCACCAACATTCTCAGCTGGTTGGATTTCTACAGACGGTGTAACGTTTGTTGCTTCTGACTCTGGAGCAGGTGCTGCTACTACTACAACAGGAAATATCCTTGATGCAGGTGATGCTGTTGGTGATGTAGTATATTTAAGAGGTGATGGTGACACCGCTGGTCGTACTCCAAACTTCTTAAACAAGTTTGATATGGTAAGATTTCAGTCTGGTGCTGTAGGTATCGTTCTTGAAGATCCAACTCCTTCAGCTACTCAAGCTACTTCAGGTGATGGTATTGCCGTTACTTCTGCGTCTTTTGATGTAAAGATTGAGCTAATTGACAATGCTGCTTCAGGTGGTACTCCACTTTTAGAAACTGACATTGCTGCTGGTGCTATCTTCGCTTCAATAGGTTCTGCTTTCCCTAACGGTTCTAATGGAGCTGATGTAGGTGAAAACTACGTATATCCTTCTACTTACAAAAACTATCTTACAACAGCTCGTAAGAAAATTTCTGTAACTGGTAAAGATATTACTGACGTCATGTGGATTGAAAACAATGGTCACAGACTATGGTACTTTACTAAAGA